TTATATGAACTTGCTGAGTTTGTTAGAAATGACTCTGTTCATCCAGATTTCCAAGGTTTAGCTGATGGTATGGTAAGAACTAAAATAGCATACCAAATGGCTAAAACTAGAAATGCTGGTATTGTGTCACAGATATTAGGTGTACGAAGTGAAATAGGTAGAGCATTAAATGCTTATAAGATTACTGGTGTCAGTCAGTCAGCTAAAGATTTCCAAGCAAAATTCTTCATAGACCAAATAGATCCTACTGGTGAATTAAAAAGAGAAGCAGATCGATTACTACAACACAAAGATAAAGATAATCGAACTGTTATGGCTACTGCTATTTCTAAAGGTTATGCACCTACGTTCCTTGGTAAAGTAGGGCAATCCCTTAGACAGATTTACATCAACGGATTACTTAGTGGTGTCGATAGTACCATTGCTAACTCTATGGGTAATGGCATGGCTTTATCGTTTACTACTTTAGAAAGAAAGATAGCATCTCAGTACAATACTTTGTTTTCCAATAGTAGTGAACAAGGTGTACAAGCTATAGAAGTAGCAGGGTTAGTTAAAGGGTTCCAAATGACTATTGGTGATTCTTGGAAAGTAGCAAAAGAAGCATTTATTATGGATGCACCTTCTGAGAAAGCATGGGTAAAACAGGAACTAGCACAACGAAATGTAATTACATCTGAGAACTTTAGCAATTATATCAATCCTTCAGGTTTGTTTGGTACTTTTATTGACCACTTGGGAACTGTATCTAGATTTCCTTCAAGGTTAATGTTGTCTAGTGACGAAGTATTTAGATCCCTCTCATATAGAATGGAACAGTCAGCACAAGCCTATGTCTATGCTAGGAAAGTTGCTGGTAACGATACCAAACTATTCCATCGGGTACACAAAGAGGTAATGAATATGACTCCGCAACAATTGCGAGAGTTTAAAGATATGGAGGGAATAGACTTAGAAGCACAAAAAGCAACATTAGAAGCTATTTTTGCTACTCCACAATCTAATCCATTAATTAAAAGTATAGACAAAGTAAGAGGACAAATACCTCTAGGTTTAGGTCATGTCTATATTCCGTTCTTTAACACCATTATGAACATTCTTAGGTTCTCTGGTGAAAGGACATTGGGTGCTAACTTCTTATTTAAACGATCTAGAGAAGGATTATTAGGTGATCATGGACTTAGAGGTAGGCAAATGGAATTGGCAAAACTTACTACTGGTTCTGCTATGTACACTTCTGCTTATATGCTTGCTGATTCAGGTCTTATCTCAGGGTCTTTACCAGAAGATATTAACCTTAAAAGAAACCTTCTTGACAAAGGTGCAACGCCTTACGCATTTGTAACACCTTATGGATACATACCTTTTAACAGGCTTGACCCCATAGGAACCATGTTGGGGTTTGCCGCAGATACCAACAATTTAGTAAGAATTTTTAATGACCCAAGTTACTTTACACCAAAAGAATCAGAACTAGTAAATAGTAAATTTGATACACTTAGAGGTCAGTTTTTGTATCAAATGATGGAACTGATGCAGGACAAAGCAATGCTAAAAGGTTTTGCTGAAATCATGTCCTTAATTTCTGGTGATCCCCTTAATAGAAAAGATTTCCTCAAGAAATTAGCTAATTCCTACAATCCTATTGTTACTTTTTATTCTGGATTGAGAGGTGACTTAGCAAGAAGTGGTAATCTATTACAGCAACAAACTGGATCTGCTGATTTTCTTACTGATTTGTACACAGATTTCTATAATAGAAACCCAGAAATACTAGAAGGTTTAGGACCAATTCCAGGTTATAAACCTAAAGGATTCTCAGGTAAGTTATATCCAAAGTTAGATTATGTTGGTAAACCAGTAAAAGCATCAACATTAGGTAATACTGCTTCTGGTAGGTTTTGGCACGTAGCACAAAACTTAGTTTCTCCAGCACCAGTAAGACCAAAAAATAAAAGTAAACTGATAAATAAAATTACTGAATTAGGAGTAAGAGCAACCCCACCTTCTAAATGGAAAACTGTAAATTTTAGAGGACAGTTTGACACTCATAAAATAGCTTTAACTTCTGAGGAACAGTATTACTTTGCTAAAACTGCTGGTGACTTAAATAGACAATACTTAGAACCTTTAGTAACCCAGAGTTTCTTTAAGTCTATGCCAGAAGGAACACAAAGATCCTTCCTACAAAATTCATTAAGAAAACACAGACAGATAGCTAAACAAATGTTATTCAGTCGTTTCCCTAGACTTAGGAAAACAGAATTAGAATTTAAACAACTAGACATCCAACGATTACAACGTCCTTCAAAAACCAATCCAGCATTCCTTAGATAATGGCTTTTTCATTTGATGAACACACTACAGTATCCTCTGGTACTGGCAGGACTTACGCTTACTCATTTGATGCAGTAACGCACGATACCTCTAATATTAAAGTAACGATTGGGGGTAAGCATTTATTTGATGCTGGTGTGACTAAATATGATACTAGCACTAGATTACCTTCAGATTCAGGATCTTTACAATCCGCAGAATATACATTAACTGGGAATTCTACTGGTGGTACTATTACTATTAATAGTGATGTTAATATCTCTGGTGTTGTAAGTAACGGAGTACCTACTTTATCTGCCAATCAGATCCTTAGAATTTTTAGACAGACTAATAGATTAACTGCTGAAGTATCTTTTAGTTCTGACTCTGTTCTTACCGATACGGACCTTAACAAGTCAAACAACCAAGCACGTTTCCTGTCATTAGAAGCAGTAGATAGAGCAGACGAAAGTATCTCTATTGATGCTAATAACTCTGCTAGATACAACGTACAGATTGAAGGTGCTAATAAACGTATTTTTGGTATAGCCGATCCAGTAGATAATAGTGATGCAGTAAACCGAGGTTTTATTACTACTAATTTAACTAAGATTACTGAAGTTGAAGCTATTAAATCAGAAGTTACAGAAGTAGCAAATTTAGAGAATGGTACTACGGCTACTAATGCAATAACTAATGTTGCTGGTAAGACTGCTGAGATACAAAGGTTAGGAACTACAGATGCAGTAGCAGACATGGCATTGTTAGGGACTACCGATGTGGTTGCTGATATGGCCTTGTTAGCTGACTCTAATGTTATTGCTGACATGGCTTTATTAGGAACATCAGCAGTAGTAGAAGATATGGGGCATTTAGGAACTTCTGCTAACGTAACTGCTATGGGTCAGTTAGGGACAAGTGCAAATGTTACTAACATGGCTACTATTGCATCAGGGTCTAACATAGCAAATATATCTACAGTATCTACACACATAAATAATGGAACAATAACAACAGTCGCAACTAATGCAGAAGACACTAGTTTAGCCTTATCAATAGCCCTTGGATAAATCATGGCAAATACATTCAAAAACTCTTGGAAAGAAAATGTAAATCATTCCGCTACGGATAACATTTACACCACACCTTCGTCTACTACTTCTATTATCATTGGTCTTACCCTATCTAACAGTAGTGCAAACGATATTACTGCTACTGTTTCTTTGTGTGACTATAGTGATTCCTCTAACGACATTGTGTTCCTTAATGCTGTAAATATCCCTAAGAATACTGCATTGGAAATTATGAGAGGAAATAAAATAGTATTAGAAACAAGCGACATACTTAAAGTACAAGCAAGTAGTGCAAGTAGTCTAAATGTATTTACAACTGTCTTAGAGATTACCTAATGAGTGGAATGTATACTTCTGGTCTTATTGGACTAACAGAAGAAAATGTAGGCATAGATCGTAGGTTTTACACAAACAGAACAGATACTAATCCTACATTAGCAGTTAGTTATAATAATGGTAGAGTAGATGTCTATCTTAATGGTGTAAAGCTAGTAGGAAACCATGCTGGTAACAGCAACCATGATTACACAATGGACAATGTTACTGGTACTGGAACTACTATTACTTTAGCAACAGGAGTAGCATTAACATCTACCGATGTATTGGAATTAGTAGGGTACGTTAGTAACTCAAGCAACACAGTACAGACCTATAATTTTAATGTTACTGGCAACACTACTGCATTTACTGCTTCTCATACTGCATCCAGCTTAGTCAACGTCTATCTCAATGGGGTTTTACTAGATAGTTCTGATTACACACTTAATGGTAGCGATACAGTTACATTAGGTAGCAATGCTGTTAATGGTGATGTAGTAGCAATACAAGTCATAGGTGCATTAGACCATAGTAATTTTGTCCCTGCTTCTGGTGGTGATTTTACTGGGAATGTCACTACTACTGGAGAAATCCATACTGATGACATAAAAGAAAAAACTTCTGCTCATGGAGTAGAGATCGATGGTGTTACTTTAAAGGATGGTGGTGGGACGTTTACTGGTGATGTTGGTATAGGTCAATCACCTGGAAAGAAATTGGATGTTGGTGGAGATGTCAGGATAAGAGGAGATGCTGGCACACTCAATTTTTATAGAACTACAAGTCCGACAGATGTTGCGACTATAGAGTATAATAACTCAGATTCAGCGTTAAAGTTTTGGGCAAAAAATAAGAATATAAACTTTAGTTCCGCTGATGCAGACCAAGATAGTCCACACTTATATATAAAAGGAACAACAGGTAATGTTGGAATTGGTACAGATTCATCAGATGCTGCTGCTGGAAAACTTAATGTTAAAGACGGAACAAATGCTGAAGTAAAAGATTTAATCACTGTGCAGGGTTATCGATACTCGCCTTGGCAAATTAGGGTTGATGACACAACTTCTTCAGTATCTAAATTTCAAGTTGGGTTTTCTAACAACACCGAGGCTTTAAGCATTGCCGATGGTGGAAATGTAACCATTACAGATGGTGATCTTAAAATAGGCACGGCAGGACATGGGATAGATTTTAGTGCCGGTTCTCATGCTTCTGGGATGACAAGTGAACTGTTAGACGATTACGAAGAAGGAACTTGGAGTATAGATGTTCAAGGGGCAACAACCGCAGGAACAGATGCGTACCAAGGTACTCCGATATGTCATTACACAAAAATAGGGAGGCAAGTTACAATTACTTTTGCTTTTACTTTAGCTTCTTTATCAGGTTACTCAGGTTCTACCTTTAAATTTAAAGGTCTTCCTTTTAACACAATGACTAATTTTGAATCTTCTGGGCCTGTTATGCTTAATAATTATAATATCACTAATACATTTAATGCTCTGCAAGTAACTACCTATATAGGAGGGAATTATGACTTTTTTTATGTATATGTATCCCAAGATGATGGTAGCTGGAACCAAATTAATGCTGACGTAACTTTTGGGATGATTGGCTCTTTAACCTATTTTACAAGCTAAAAAATGGCACTAACAAAACAAACAATAACAGACAAAATTGAGTCTGTACGATCACAAGATCATTATGTACTTCAAGTCCGTGAAGCTATTCAAGTGCTTGAAGATGGCAACTTACTTTCACAAAACTTTCATCGTTACGTCCTTAGTCCAGATGCAGATGTTTCTAAAATAACTGATCCAGTAGTTCTAGCCCAATTTAATGCGGTTATGACTGACACAGTAAAAAGCAACTACCAAACCTTTTTAGCATCTCTGCAACAAGAAGTAACGGAGGAAGAAGTAACGGAGGAATCCAGTGAGTAGGGCTAGAGATTTAGCGAACCTTGGTGATGGTATAACTGCATCAGATATACCTAATTTAGCAGGGGATAAAATAACAAGTGGAACTCTAGGTAACACAGTTCAGGATAACATTACTAGGTTGGGTACTGTTACTACTGGTACTATGAATAATACGATTGGGAGTAATGCGACTTTCCCTGCTGGAAATATTTTGCAAGTAGTGGATGCTGAAGTAGCGGATGTTTCTACATTAGCTACTGGTATGCATGATATTATTTCTAAAACATTTACAACTAAAAAAGCAAATTCTAAATTTATTTTATTTGGACATACTGGTGGTGGTTTTTCAGGCACAGGTTCTTGTAATTTTATTATGTTTTTTAAAAGAACAGTAGGTGGGTCAAATACTGATATTGGGTATTTTACAACTTCAAATCGTGAAGGAGGTGTTAGTGCTGGGCAGGTATCTAGTGCAAAAGGTTCAGAAGAACCTACTACTATTGCTGGTATGTATTTAGATGATCCATCATTAGCTAAAGATACTTCTGTACAGTATCACCTTAGAATAAGTGTTCGTGATGGTACTTTAACTAAGCATAGAGTTGGAAGTTCATCGGATTCTATTTGGGCTCATAGATTTCATTCAAGAATTTTTATTTGGGAGTTAGCAGTATGACAGAGCAGGCGATTCTCAATTATTTAGAAAAACATCAAAACGGAAAATGGAAAAGCTTTGACACCACTATAGACTCTATAGAGTGGTGGGATGGGGTTGAACCACCTGAAATAAATATTATTGAGGAAGGTGTTAAAGTAGAGCAAAAAATACTTGATGATACTAAATACCAACGTGACAGAAAACTAGAATACCCTACGATAGAAGAGTTAGTAGTCGCTTTGTACGATGAGGAAGACAAGCAAGCACTAATAGAAAAACGTAATGCAGTTAAAGCAAAATATCCTAAACCTGAGTAACCATGGCAACAACTAAAGCGACAACACTAGCACACACATTAGGTGGAATTTCGTCTGACATTAGTACTGCTGAAATCAATAGACTTGATAACCTTACTGGTGATATTCAAACACAATTAGATGCTAAAGCACCTAAAGCATCACCTACGTTTACTGGAACAGTAGCAGGAGTAACTAAAGCTCATGTGGGATTAGGTAATGTAGATAACGTAGCAGATGCTAGTCAGACATCACTAGGTACTGTTACATCTGGTACGTTCAACGGAACGATTGGAAGTAGTGCGACAATTACTTCAGGTATTAATATGCCTAATTTCACCTACAACCTAAGTGTTGGACAAAAGCGGACAATCACTATTGGTCCCAATCAAATTATTGTTTATGGTTCAGTAAATGCCAATGGTACTGGAAATAGTTCTGCTGGGACAGGTATTTATGGTTCTTCATCTAGTAGTGGTAGTCCCAAAGTTTTTGGAATGTGGGGTTATATAGCAAAAAATGGGACAAGAGAAGATGTTGGATCTGTTTTAGCTATTTCGGACACTTTAAACGTAAGGGATCGGATACAAGGATATTTTCAAGGTGCATCAACCAATGGAATAGGAACAGGCACACTAAGTCCAGCGAGTGCAAGATGGTCAGCACAATTCAATTCATCAGAGGATTATGAATTACAATTAGCATCTGCTGATGGTGGAACTTTTTATTATTGGTTAAACATAGTGACAGTATAGAGGTTAAATGCCCTACAGATACGACACAAAAACAGAAACTATTTTTCAACGTGATTTAAGTGATGATGAATATGCTTTGCTTCTTTTGAGAGCATTGCGAAACGAAAAACTACAAGAAACAGATTGGTGGTGTTGTTCTGACCAAACGCCTACACAAGCACAATTAGATTATCGCCAATCTCTTAGGGATTTTCCTTCTATTGCATCACCCTCATTAGATGAACATGGAAAATTAATAAACGTAACTTGGCCTACTAAACCAGAATGAGTGGACATCACTTTAACCCAGCGGATCAATATTATAACTATCCCACAACACAAGCAACAGAAGTTATGCCAGAATTAAATGCTTTAAGTAATGTAATAATGGAACTAGGTATACCAGCGTGTGTAATTATAGCTAGTTTCTGGTTTATTAAATATACAACGGATCAAGG